TTCTATTGCTGCCATCTTATTGCTTTTTAAAAGAATAGATAAAACACAAATGCCTAGATTAAAAACAACCCCCTACTATTAAGTAAGAGGTTGTTTTTATTTTCCTATTCCTGCGGATTTAACTTGCTGAATCATTTGCATTTCATTGTGAAGCCAACAGGCATCTTCTGAATACATCGCAAACTCTTCATCTGTTAACTCCTCAACTTTTACACCTGGGAAATAATGTCGGATATAGATTATCCGTTTCCTGAAATATTGGGTCTCTTTTACTTCCCAGGTTTTGATAAATTTACGATGGCAGAATTTCTTACCTGAATAATACTAGACAACTGAGCCATTGTACCAAACAAGAATAAAGAATCCGTAAGCATTTCTTTATCTCCATCAACGAAACAATCTTTTCCAAGTTCTCTTAATGCACCCACCTGATCTTTAGGGGAGATTGAAATGTATTTTGAGAAAGAACTCATGTCCGGCTGTTTAAAATAACCAACATACACCTCTTTTTCATCATACTCATCACCCTGAACAACGATAGGGAAAACTTTTTTCAAAGCTGGATTTTTAACTCTTAATTCTTTAACGTGTGCAGCTATTTTTTCTTTCAGCGCACCATCTACTTTAAAACCTTTTTCTTCTGATTCCATAACTAAAATTATTTGTGATATTTAATGAGAATAGTAGCAACTGTGTTAGAGTAGTTTACAAAAAAGACAGATCTTTTTGGGATCTGCCTTAAAAAAATCAAATAATCAAGAAGTTATAGAATTATAGAGAGGAGTCTGAGTCTGAAGATTCGCCATCTGTGACAATTTTCTTTGGATTAAGATTAAACTCTTTTGTGATGTCGGTATCATCATTTTTTGCATCAATTCCTTCTTCTGTAAGTATACATCCTTTCAATGTAACTGTTTCAGCGGTCCAATCTGAACCCGCAAAGGCGTTCGCAAAAGACAATACCAAATCAAATTCTCCTAAGTCCATCAAAGATCCTTTTCCAAGTTTCTTCAATAACTGTTGAGTATTGTAGTCCATTGTAATAGAACCCGTACAAACTTTGTTTCCAAAGCCTCTACTTACCACATTTCCACCAAGCCCATAGTTATTTTTTACTTCCCTAGACTTACTCCATTTAATAGCCGAAACGCCCTGAAGAATAGAGGAATCGTCCGTTATACCTAATGCAGCACTGGTGAGTTTTATCATCGAAAAACTATACGCTACGTCATTTATTACTGCCATAATTTTCTGTTTTATTATTTGTATAATCCACAACACGCTTTAAACATGTTGTGGAAATTGTTTTATTTTAAGCTCCTGTCAGTGATAGACCTTCAGTAACAGCAATATTTTCAGCCTCTCCTAGAGGAACGATCGTGTAATCAATCTGCAAAGTATCAGTTTGGATAACGTTCTGGGTAGAACTTATAGTTACCGTATATCCAGATATTTCGCCATTAGCTTTCATTGTAGAAAGAATATCGGTTACTATATTTTTGAAAACGGTAATTTTAGCAGAAGACAAATATCCAGTTGTGGGATCAACCAACAAAGGAGAGTTGATGTACGGTAACAAAGCAACTCTAACAGCTCTACGAGACTTGTTGATAGTTCTGTTTCTTGCGATGGTTCTATAATCATCACTGGAGCAAGTTCTATCTTTAGTGAAGTAAACATTCCCTTCAAGTCCGGCATATTGACACAAGAAAATATATCCCTTATCTTCTAAAGCATCAAGTTGAGCTGAGTTCAAAGAAGAATACAACAATGTGCTTGTGAACTTTCCAGTTGTGGCATCAATTGTCATATCTCCAAATCCCATTTCTATAGAAGGGAACTGAGCACTTAATTCAAAGTCTCTTACACATGCTATAGACTCTTCTACGCTAGCGTCTGCACAACACCCAACCGCTGCGCCTACTGTTCCAATTGGAGTACAGTTAGTGTTTGCTAATTGCATAGCAGCAACAGTATCGTCATGAGATTGTCCAAGAAGAACGCTTACAAATCTAGCTGCCTTAATACAGGTAGGGATTTTTGTAAGATCAACTGTCTTTTGATCTGTAGCGGAAGTCTTAACGACGGCCGAATTAGCGGATAACAAAATAGACAATGGAGCATTATCAGTTTGCATAGCTAGAGCCTTTGTCTGAAGATCTCCAACTAAGTTTAGATTATACGTAGTAGCTGTATCATCTGTAATAGACCATAACGGTTGCTCAGTATAAATACCAAGTTGATTAATCTTTCTTTCGGCTGTTCTCTGCATCTGATCAATTATATCCCAGTTAGAGGTACAATCAGCAAATGCAATAAAAAGTCTTCCGGTATCACCCTGTTTTGCAAAGAAATGAGCAATATGATAATACGGAATACCGAACATCAAATCGGCGGTAGACACTCCTGTATATTTTGTAATACCAAGATCCGTCAAGTCCGACATCTTGTTGACTTCAATTACTTTACCAAATAGTTTCGACTTTGCAGCCAAACCAGCACCAGCAGTCCAGAAAGTAGACTGCTTACCAATATCAAATAACAATCCTGATATTTTCTGAGTTGAGGTGGTTCCACCTACAGCCAGGTTGTTGTCTGTATCCGTAATTGTAACATTGCTTAATGCCATAATTCAAATTTTAATTTTATTTAAACAATTCACTCACTAAAATGTGGGTTTTTATAAAGAGTAGCATGTTGCCTTAAATGAAGTTGGGTCTTTGTAGTAAACACGCCACCTTTGTTGTCAACATACAATTCCTCATACCCTGGATACTTTTTAAGTATACCTAAAATATGTGCCGGGATCTTTTCCTGCTTCTCGGTTTCAGCTTTTGTTTTTGAACCTTTTTTTGTTTCAGGCTCTTCTTTTTTTTGATCTTCAACTGCATCTTGTGCAACTGTTTCTTTCACTTCCTCTTTTTGTGCTTCAACTGGAGCTACATCTTTTATTGCTTCGTCAGCAACATCACTTCTTTTACTTGCCATAATTTCTATAACTTTTAATAAAATAAGGGAGCGAGGATTCACCTCACCCCCTTAGTGTTTATACTTAATTTTTATTCACTTACTTATGCTGTTTTTGTGTATGGAGTCCATAACACAATTTCAGCCGGACGAACAATATTGACATCCATTTTCATTCTCATTTGGAAGAAATACAATTCTGAATTTGCTTGCAATGGAGCGATCTTAACAACCTCTTCATCATTAGCATAATCAACACCCATCCACAAGTTTGAGTCCATTCCCTGAGAGAAGACCGTAAACATAATAGTAGATTCGGGAATACCCACGATAGGAATTATTCTCTTACCTTTGAAACGATACTGGTTGATTTGAGTATTGTCGTAGTATTTGTTCTCTTTTGCAGACATGTATTCATCATACAAATCCCAAGTAGCCCAATCCATTACAAATGAAAGATTTGCGTTCTTTCTGATTTGTTTAGGACATTTCTGGAACATTGTATATAACGCATCGTTTACGTTCTGTCCAGTACTTAATACCGTAGACCCAGCAAGAACAACTTGTCCGCCTAAGAATTCATTCTGATCAGCATCTCCAGAAGTAGCACTAAGGTTAGTGATAAGTCTTTTAATTACTCCATCAAAATATTTCATTGGGCCGCCATCTGCTTGTCCGCCAATAGCGGTACCACCAGCCGGAGCAGTAATACCAGCAGCAGCCGTTCCACCTAATGCAGAACACCAAATAGCTTCTCCAACATATTTAGCCTTCTCTTCCATAAGGAGACGAAGCATTGTACTTTGAACTGCGGGAGCCAAATCTCTGAATACTAAGTTTCCGTTTGGTTGGAAAGGTTTCCAGTATTTCTCGTAGTCGCGAGGATTGAATTCCATGTATACCATGAAATTTGTAGGCATCAAATAACGTTGAGTGATTGTGTAGTTATTAGATGCACCATCAGCACCAGCACCACCACCGGCAGCGTAAGCTGTTGAAGTAGGAGTAGGAACGTTATCTTGAATAATACTACCTAACTTGATGTTTGGAATAGTATATTTGTATTCAATTCCAGATTGAATATGGATCAATCCTTCATTGTAGGTATCATTACCCTGCGCTGTGTAGGTAAGTAAATCACCAAGGACCTCGCCATTATATCCATTTGCTATAAATCTTGCCATTGTATTTATTATTTAAATTACTTTTAGTCTCCTAGATGTTTGAACTTGAAGTCAGGACCTACAACATTCTTAACTGCTTCATCAAGTTCTTTTGAATCACCGTGGGTATTTTCCAAATCACCAGCAATTTTGTCGCTAATTTTATCTCTACCCGGAATGCCTTCGATAGTTGACTTAACTAAATCAAAATTAGTCTCAGCCATTTTTTTCCACTCTCCAGCTTTCTCTTCTGTAAGTTTACCAGCTTCAACAGCATCTTTTATAAGAGTGTCGATAGCGGCTTCTTTTTCGGTCTTTTCTTTGTCCTCATAAACTTTCAACTTTGTTTTAGCAACAGTCAAATCGTTTGTTACATTTTGCAACGAGGTCTTTACGCCAGCCAATGTTACATTAGCCTGCTCAATTGTATTTTTTAGCGTTGCTACTTCTTTCTCTGCTGTCAGTAAGTCTGCAACACGAGTAATTGCTTTTGCAACGCCACCTTCGTCATTCGCAACGCCTAATTGAGCTGCTATAGACGAGAACGCGGTTTTGTTTTCTAATTCTGCCATATTATTTGAATTATTTAGTACTTTCTTTTGAATAGGTTTTTCTTCTGGCTCAGGTTTGTTTTTATCTTCTTCAGATACAATCATATTCATTATACTTTGAAGTTTTTTTACATCCTTTTCAGAACCTATAGAAGCCTTTATTTTATCTCTAGTTTGCTTACAACTTGCAATAGTGTGGCCCGGTGGAAGTATTCCGGCAGTCTCAGCTTCTTTAGCTGAAAACCAAGTACCATCAATTCCTTCTTTTCCGTCCATAATTTCTCTAATCTTTGCACGATTAAGACCGAATCTGGAATGATAAATAGATTCTATTTGAGCCTTAAAGACTCTATTCATTTCTACAGTATTTGGGTCTACTTCATTGGGGTCACTTTC